TTGGGGAAATAATTTTTATTTTACGATAGAAAGCAAGTATTATTCTTGCCAAATCCATCCAACTTGGTACGCATCAAAGTACGGTTCACCGCCAAGGGCCTCAAAAAGCTCATAAACTAAACGACCTTTACCTAAGCGTTTGCCTTGTGGTGTCACAATATTGTCATCAATTACGACAAGAGTTCCGGACTTGAGGCAATTACGTGCAGCAAACAACTCTTTGAGGTGATGGGCTGCCGGTTCACAGTCGTGATTCCAATCAGCGATGTTGTAGGAATCCAAGTAGAGAAGATCTACCTTACCCTCCAGGGAGGCAAGAAATTCTACGGAGTCTTGGCATACAACAATTGCGTGATCGGTTTCGGCTGTTGCCAAGTCGCAAGCCTTGGGGTCATTGTCTACTGACCAAAGGATTCCACCGTGAGCAGCAACGTACTGATCAAACAAAAGGGTTGAGCAGCCATCGCCTTCGTAATTGTTTTCCTCGCGGTATGTGCCAGTTTCAACAATGACTGGATCTACAATACGCTCTAGGTAATCAAAGATCTGCTGGAAAGTGTCGGCGCGTTTGTTAAGGCGCTGCTTGATTTGGTCCCAGTAAGCATCCCAGCATGCCAAATCGCTAGCTTTCGATTCGAAGATAGTCAATGTTTTGCTCTTTGAGTAGGGTTTCGTGGGCATCTGCCTCGTCCATATCATAGTCGTCGAAGGCAAGTTTTCGGAACCTGTCTCCATCTTTCTCGCCGTAGTAGAAGCGGACGGTGTTACTAACCATGATTTGTTGTTAGAATAAAACTAATATACAAGATTATGTGTGGGTACCTCCAAGAATTCCAGCCTTAAGGTATGGGAACCCACGCTTCAAGTTCTGAATAAGAACCCTGTACGCATTACGTTAAACGGAAGGCGGCACTATACCACACCATTGAAGCAAGGTGCGGCGCCATCGGTTACTACAATTCTTTCGCAGACTGCATCCGAAGCAAACAAACAAAAGCTTGAGATGTGGTCTAAGAATAATCCAGGTGTAAAGGAGGCTGCTGCCAAGAGGGGCACAGCTATACACTATGGTATGGAGTGTTACTTAAAAAAAATTGAACATGAGGTTCCAGGGGAGTATTCAGAGTTTTGGACGGGCATGCCAGGAATACTCGATCAATTTGAAGAAGTCATTTGGGCGGAATCCCCGTTATTGGAAAAACATCAGTTTACTGTTGGCAGTGATGATGTGGCTCGTGTTTGGGGTTGCGATGATGAAGGGCGTGCTTGGGCCGGTGCTCCTGATATTATTGGTGTTGTGGGTGGCAAGCTAACGCTGGCCGACTTGAAGACTTCGGTTAAACCATACAGCAGAAAGTGGCCAAAAGATTTGGAGAAGGGGTCTCCAGAATGGAGAGACCTGTTGGGTGGTCACATGAAATTCAAAAAAACATGCAAACAATTAGCAGCTTACGACCTGGGGATTGAACAGACGCTGGGGATGAAAGTTCAGCAGGCTGCCATATTGGTATCAACTCCTGTGCGTACCCAGGTCTTTAAGATTTCACGTCGATTTTTGGATATGTTGAGGACTGACTGGCTGGGAATTGTTAAGGAATATTACGAACAGGTGGATGAATATGGGATGCAAGACCGAGACTTAATTTAACAATTGCCTTTGGCTAGGGAGCTGTAGGATAAAGAGAACAACCGCACCCAACCCCGTGGAGATCCAACTCTCTGTTGGTGAGTGGATGACTGCGCTCCAACGTCACATGGAAAATGCGGCGGACGGAGACTGCTTTTGTCTGCCAACCGACATACATCTTCATGCTTACTGGCTAGTGAAGAATGCCTCGTTTCCCCAGCGAGAGTTTAAAGTAAAGAGAGTGGACCCCGTCAAAGCATGAGCAGCGAAATTGGACAGGCCCTTCGGCCAGGTGAAATTAATCTTGGTTACATTCCTTTAGATTGGCCGCTGACCCCACTGGGCGGCAACAAAAATCCTTATGTTGATGGCTGGCAAAATAAACCTTTTAGTCTTCGGGAAATTGAAGAAGAGATTGCTGGTGGTCAATGCAAAGCCATTGGACTCATTGGTGGCCCTGTCTTCAACTTGCCTTATGGTTTGGTGTGGGTGGACGTGGATGGCCCAAGTGTATACCCCCTCATTGAAAAAATTACAAACAAAAGTTTTGCAGATGCCCTACCAAGGACGCTAACCATTTGTAGTGGTAAAGCTGGCAGGGAACGGCGTCTGTATAAAATTGCACGCGATAAGCAGTTGCACTTTGTTCGCAACAAATATACATGGACTGCTGAGACGAAGGGCGAAAAGTTAGAGATTCTATGGTCGCGGCACCAAGGTGTGTTGATGGGTTTGCATCCGGAAACGGATGGATACTTTACGCCTGATGGGTTGGGTTATGAGTGGGCGATGAACCTTCCGGAATTTCCGGAGTGTTTGTTGAATGAGATCATTACAAAAAATGTAAAGCAAGGTGTGCCTGCCAGGGAAGTAACCAGGATGGTTGGTCCAGGGTTTGCAGTGCAGGCTGAGATTTCTTTGGAGAGGGATATGCAGCTTGCAATTGAAGCAATGCATGCCTTGCCCGCAGAAGCAGCAGATGATTATGACATCTGGATCACAATTGGTCAGACGTTGCATTCATTAGATGAGTCGTTGCTTGAAGAGTGGGATGAGTGGTCCAAGCAAAGTGACAAGTATAGAGATGGTGAATGCCACAAGCGTTGGCTCTCCTTTAGTAAAGGTGGTGGACGGGGCATTGGCTCATTGTTTTACATCGCTAAAGAGAATGGTTGGTCTCCCCCTGAAGATCACAAAGTAAAAAGCGTTGACGACCAGACGCTTGATCAATTGGCAAAACTTCCTACTGACACGGACACACAAGAGATGGAAACAATTTTAGCTGTGCAAACAGCCAAGGCAGCAGAAGTAAAAAAGACAGAACCAAAAACGGAACGAAAGCGGGGCAGGCCTCCATTAAATAAAGCTGAGGCAGAGAAAAAAGAAAGTGGGCGCAACGCTTCTGCTGATGTTGTGTCAGATGTGGTAATGCAGATGTATGAAGGAAATTTAGTGTTTAGCTTGAAGCACAATCAGTTTTTTATGTACGAAAGAGAAGGGCAAGGGCTTTGGTCCCCCATGAGCAAGGTTGAGATGGCTGGGGATATTCGTAGCAAACTGCTACAAGTGCGAGATAAAGGCGGAATTATTGAGGGGTTTAATACCAAATTAATCAACGATGTAAACGATCAGCTTCAATCGGCACTTTACTTTAAGGAGTGGTATGAGGGTAGCCGCTACCTATTGTTTACTAATGGGGTGTTGGATATTGAAACTAGGGAGTTGCTTCCTTTTAGTAGGGAGCTTTATCTGACACAACAACAGCCGTACACATATGACTCTGCTGCTTCTTGTGAGGAAATTATTAGGTGGTTGAAGTATGTGCAGCGTGATAGTTGGAATCGCACCCAAGTATTGAGGGCCTGGTTGCGGGCAACACTGCTTGGCCGCTATGAAATGCAGAAGTTTGTTGAGATTGTGGGACCAGGTAAGTCTGGAAAATCAACTTACGCAAACTTGGCTGTAGCACTGGTGGGTAGGAAGAATGTGTACTCAACTGACTTCGAGAACCTGGAGAAAAACCGGTTTGAGGCGGCGGGCTACATGGGTAAAAAACTCTTGCTGTTCCAGGATGCTGATCGGTGGGGCGGATCGGTTTCTAGGTTGAAGGCGATTACCGGCAGTGACTGGATTCGATCGGAACGTAAGTATCAGAATGAGAATCAAGAGCCTTTCCAATTTAAAGGTGTCGTAATCATTACGGCAAACGAAGCTATTCAATCGACAGACTATACATCGGGCTTGGCACGTCGTCGTCTTACCATTCCATTTGACCGACCGTTCACGGGCGGGCCTAATGAACAAAGGGAATTGATTAAGTTCAACCAAAAGGGTGAACCTGAGGGAGACTTTGCCCCGTTGCTGCCAGGGTTGGTGAACTGGTTGTTGGATATGACGGAAGAAGAAATGCGGAGTTATCTAATGGAAACCTCCAAGCGGGTGGAGTTTTTTAAGAAATATGAAAAGTTGCAAAACCTGCGGTCTAACCCGCTGCTTGATTGGCTGGAGCACAAGGTAATTTATGATCCGGGTGTTGCTAGTGCAATTGGGTTTACTAAGAATGCGCCGATGGGTTCATCCAATATTTATGACAATCAAGACAAGTGGTTGTACGCAAGTTATGCAGAGTTCAGTAGGCAGTGCAATACGGGGGTCATGTCTCGTAGTCGCTTTGAAGTTTTGTTGATGGATATCTTGACCCATCAGTTGGATTTGAAGGTATTCAGTAAGCGCACTACTAGGGGCGTACGTATCATTAATGTTGCAGTGCGGGAGTCCAGCCCTAAGTATGAGGGGTGGCCGAGCGTAGTAGAGATTTCGTCAGATCGCCAGAAGTACAAAGAATTTTACGGTATTGATTACAGTGCGGAATCTGATGTCAGAATAGAAAATGAATATGAAATAGAGACTGATGGGTAATGGGCGGCACTTGATCCTGGACCTGTACGGGTGCAGTCCAGAAATCTTGGATGACTACGGTGAGCTTCAGCGTTTTCTAGAGATTGCATTGGTGCTTGCCAAGGCAAACATCCTGCGAATTTGTGGCCATAAATTTGAACCACAAGGGGTTACATTGTTGGCATTACTCTCGGAATCCCATGCCAGCATTCACACCTGGCCTCAATTAGGTTATGCAGCGATTGATTTGTATACCTGTGGTGATACTACGCTTACTCATAAGGCTGCTGAGTTTTTAAAAGTAAAACTTAAGGCGGAAACTGCGGACGAAAGAGAGTTATGCAGATCCACAACATTGTCCAATAGGCTATAGTAAATCGAGAATTATCCGATTTAATGGCTAAACCTAAGCTTTTGTGGTGTGGTGACATTGTTGCCATGACGGGATTTGCTCGCGTTACAGAAAATGTATTGAGCCGTCTCCAGGAGCAGTATGAGATTGTGGTACTCTCTCACAACTGGTGGGGGGACCCGACGCCACTTCAGAGTAAGTACAAGATGTATCCGTCGTCTAATCGTTTTCAGACGGCGCCCTTTGGGGAGGATCGCATTAGGGAAGTAGTGGAGAAAGAGAAGCCAGACATTGTGTTTACTATCAATGACATGTGGATTATTAATGAGCAGTACAAGCGCATTAAAGATCTGCACGACCAGAAACTATTTAAGTTTGTGGGGTATGCCCCCATGGATTCGTATGGCTGGACGGGGTGCCTTGACGAGACCGCCAACGATTGGGATGGAGTCATCTCGTATACGGAATTTGGTGCGCACGAATTTATTAGGGGCGGCATCCGTAAACCAATTACGATCATCCCCCACGGTATTACGGCAAATCAGTTTTATCCCATGGATAAAGCAGAGGCGCGTAAACGGCTCAGTTTGAAGGACGATATTTTTATTGTGTTCAATGGGAACAGGAATCAGTTCCGCAAGCGCATTGATATTACGGTTGAGGGATTTGCAAAATTTGCAAAAGACAAGCCGGACACTCAACTATATCTCCACATGGGATTGAAGGACCAGGGTTGGGACGTCATGCCTTTGTTTGCCAGGGCAATGCAGAGGGAGGGGATTGATCCCAATGGTCGTATCATCCTTACGGCGCAGACGCAGGGGCCGCCCAATGTGGAGGTGGAGTTTTTAAATACGATTTATAACGCTGTTGACGTTGGTGTAAACACTTGTAAAGGAGAGGGTTGGGGGCTGGTCTCCCATGAGCATGCAGCCTGTCGAGTGGCGCAGGTGGTGCCGAACCATACGTCATGCAAGGAGATCTTTGAGGGCTATGGACGCCTCATCCGCTGCGACCACGTTGATGTGGACACCAACTACTCAAGGGAGATGCCCTGCCCCTCCAGTGACCACCTGGCAGCCATCCTGACGGAGCTGTACGAGGACCGGGAGAAGTTGGCGGCTACTGCTGAGCTCTGTTACCTGCGAGCCACGGAGGAACGCTTTGGCTGGGATACGATCGCGCACCAGTTTGACGAGGTGTTCCAGGAGGTGTTAAATCCTGTGGTCGAGACTACTGAGACGCAACCTAAGAAGAAGAAGAAGGGTAGGCCGGTTAAGCGATCGGTTTACTCGGAAAGGCAATAACGGTCATTTATTGAGAAAACGAATGGGCCTCCACGGAAGTGGGGGCTTTTTTGTGTCAGGAATTGACCGACTCTGCGGACTTTAGGGAGGGACTCTTGGGACTTTGCGGACTTTAGGGGTCGCCCTGAAAACTCTCCCTAAGCAAATTACAAAAAAAATCAAAGTTGTAATGGTTGTGGCGTTTTGTAACGAATATAAGAAGGTTAACACTCTGTAACAATAATGACAACTTGGAATTTTCTTGTAATTTCCTTAGGGAAAGTTTTTGAAATGACCCCTAAAGTCCGAAGATCCGCATCAAACTCTGCACATAAGCCCTAAAGTCTGATGCTAGAGTCCTATGACACCACTCATTTCCCCATGCCAGCCCCGGTAAAAACCCTTCCACCCCTGGAGGACCTACAGAAAATTGTTCGGTTATCGGACGCCTACCCCTCGGGCCTGGAGTGGGCCGTCAGTGACCGTTGGCGGGAGGAGGGGAGGCAAGCTGGCGTACTCTCCACACCCAACCCCTACTACGTCGTCAGGCTCCTGGGGGGCAAGTACGTGGCCCATAGGATCGTCTACTACATGCGGACAGGCAGGGACACCCCCAAGGAGATCCTGCACCTGGCAAGCAACCCTTGCCGGGACAACCGCAAAGAGTTGGTCGAAAACACCCGTGGCTCCAGGAAGGTAAGCTAGTTGTCATGGCAAACCTGTACCAAGACTCTCAGTTTCAGATCTTTCGTTTTGTTAGTCTTATTGACAACCTCAATGAGTCTCAACTTGAGAATGAGGGCTACTATCACGGCTATCCGTGCCCCCATGGTCACACCATTAGGGATATTGAACAGCATTGGTGTTACCATTGCGCCAGAAAAATTGCTTCCAACGTTTGCGGCTTTGACGTAAACTATCTTCACAAAGCGTATAAGGTAAGGTACGCCAGCCTCTGGCACCAAATTGATATCGGCCTGCCCCAGGACTGTTGGGAAATTCAAGGCGCTACTAAACGTACACCCAAAAGAATCTGCATACCATCGTATAGGTCTGATTACAGTAAACAAAAATCTGAAAACGTCAACATCCACAAAGCGTTATATCAATGCGCTTGGGGGGACGTAGGTTCTTTGCTGGTTACCAGGATGTGTGGCAATCCAAAATGTGGAAACCCATTGCACATGGCATCTAGCCTTAATGTTGCGCCCTCTCCACCGCAAACCGTTACTCCGCTTGAAATTGAATTCAAAGCAGAAAAATTAATGCTGTTTAATCGTCAAAGCGTACTAAACCAGCAACCTGAAAAAATTGTTGAGCAATCATTTAAAAGAGCTATTACAAATCCGCTGTACGCCAAAGAACCACCTGATTACGACGAGGGTTAGATTCTCCGCGAGTACAATAGAAATACGAGACTATAGCTAATAATGGCACGTAATCAATCAACTCAACGTCAGCGGACCGCTCAAAATCCGTTGTTGATTGGTTCGTTTGATCAGACATCGTTGCGCTTGTTGACCGGTACGCTTGGCGCATTAAATCAAGTAGTTGGCTACAGGGATACAAGCCAAAACTCCAATGGTGGTCATGGTGGTGGAACCATGAACCATTGGTTTCAAGTTGATTTACTAAGATCTGCTTGGATTATTACCAGGAAAGGCGGACCGCGCCCTAACTATATTGAAGTATCGGCATACGATTTAAACCGTAATCCTGTCGAAGGTCGAATGATTTTTCAGGCAGATAGCGTCTCCACTACTGCCAATGGAACTACGGCGTTTTATCCGTACTTGGGCCATGTAATGGGCGCCGGTTCAGACCTGTACAACACATTTGATCGACTTCGGCTTGACAAAGGAAACGATTTGTATTTCCCCCTGGAGGCAGGAAGTTATTTGATTTGTGTTGCAAGCACACGCAACGAAATACTTGACTACACCTTAGGTCTTGTTGTTGAAGTGCCAACAGACGACATGTTCCTGTTGCTAGAAGACGTTGAAGAAGACTTTTTAATACAAGAAACTGCTCTTGATTTAAACAACACAATAATCATTGGCCCTATTTTTGCGTCTAATTATACGCTTGCAACAAATTTTAATGCTTATACGTTTGATACGGCCACAATTAACTCTGGAGTTACTGTGACAATCCCAACTACTTCTACGTGGTACATTGGCTTTGTATCTCCAGAAAGCAATGATAAGTTCTCGCTTGAAGGGGGACCTGGCTACGATGGAAGCTCAATTCACGAACACTCACGCACGGAATGGACCGATGCTTGGCAACGCGAAAGAAGCCCTGGCGACCCACTGCCTGAGTTATTTGTGCCACTTGTCAATCGCTAATGATGAATGAGGTTAATCATACGAAAGAAAAAAGTATTTACCAAGCACCTACCTGGAGGTTATTTGGTAGTGATGCGGTTACTTCCATGGATGCGCACTCAGTACGGATGTGTGTGGCTTGCAAGTCTTGCCGTGGGCAAAAGCAGGAGACAGATCAACGATTGGCTGAAGAGAAAAACAAAAAGAAAAAATGTCCGCCGCCTGGATTCATGTTTAACCGGTAGGCACGCAAACTTAGTTCAAGGTATTGGTGTTTACAAGTTGCGTGATTGGGTGCGCGAGTTGCCGCCAGGGGATTCAATTGCTTTGCGCTGTGAGTCAGCTAAGCCTGACAAGCAATTTCAAGTGTGGAAGAAATGGTTTCAACGTAAAGAAGCAGTAGGGTGGGATATTAATGAAGAATTTAAATCATTCTTCTATTACAAGCCAAGACAGGTAAAATAACAATAGTTACTTAAAAACTATGCACGGATCACTTGCCGATTACGTAGGCGCCTTACTTGCAATTCACGCTGCCGCGAGCGCAGTCACCGCTCTGACCGACACTCCGCGTGACGATAAATTTGTAAAGAAATTTTACAAACTGATTGAAATCTTGGCCCTGGTTACCGCCAAGACCAAGCAACGTTAAACTTAGGCAACAATACACCACCCCGTTGACGGCCCATCAGCCATCCAGCGGGGTTCAAAGTTCTTGTAGCTGTAGTGTTTTTTGGCACCATCGGTGAGTGGATAGGTGCCACTAACTAAGGACATCTCTCCCCAAGGGTCATTCACCCAGTAACCAGTAGCGTCATAGCCAATAATGCAAAGCCAATGGCCCCCACCAGTTGGTTTACTTGGCGTTCCATGGTGCAAAAATCCTGCTGGTACTGGTTTGCCTGCGTTAATTTGTTTTTGTATTAAGGCACGATTGCCGGTTGTTACAAAAGTAGCGGGCAGACCAAAGTGCTTTAAAGTTGCAATTTGAGTGCTGCCCTCTGTTGTATCACCAAAAGTAAACACTACTTTGATGTAGTCATCATCGGTTTTGATGCTGCCAGGCTTAAGGAACTTTAGCAGCATCGCACAGCTAGAACTAAAGCAAGTCCTGTTAGCATCACGGTAATTATCCCGCTGACTCATGTACTGAACAGCTAGCGGATTGTTAAGTTTTATTGCAGTATCGGATAAGTTTCTAAACCGTTTTAAAAACTCGCTCTGTTGTTCTTTTGACAACACTCCCCAAGCCCAAGCCCAAGCCTTGTCCTGGTGCTCCAGTGGACTGTCTTTGTCTGTTGCCCGGGCAGCGTCAAGGAATGTGGCCATTTTATTGTGTTTGCTTTTAATTACTTTAGCTTACAATTCAGGCATTTCGTATTCTTTTGTTGTGTTGCAGTAATGTTTAAAAATAATTTCGCTAGTATTGCCAGCCCAAGCTGCTACCTGCGGCACCGGAATTCCAGATTCAATCCAATAACTAATAGCGGTATGCCTGCAATCATATGGACGATACAAATGTGAAATCAATCCTTTTTGATGCACAGGTTGTAATTTTTTGCGAAAATAACTTTGAAACGCAACGCGGTCCCAGGGGAAAATAAACTGATTTTCTTTTGGAAGTTTTTCTAGTATCTCTTGGCACTTACCGTTAAGTGGTACCCAACGTTTTTTGTTGGTTTTAGTACTGTCTTTAAGCCCGTGAGTTAATGTGTAATTTTGATGCACCAATATCTTATTTTCTTTGATATCTTTCCATTCAAGTGCACGCACTTCGCCAGTTCTCATGGCTGTTTGTAACATAAACTCTGTATACAAAGACCAATTAACACTTCGATATGTTCTTTTTTGCGCCAGGGCTTGAAGTACTATTTCCACCTCGTTTCTAGGGATCACAATAATGTCGTCATCTTTTTGTGGAGCCTTAGGCATTTTAAAACTTGCCAAGGGATTTCGGTTCATGTGTCCAACGTCTTCTTGGGCTGCCCATTTGTACATTGTTTTAAGGTACATTGCAACACGTCTAGAAGATGGTATGGGCTTTTCTTTTAAAACCCACATCATTATTTTTTTGGCTTCTTGAAAATCTTGGATAGGGCAACGTGCCAACCAATTTCCAGTCTGCCTGTAATCAGAAGTCAAACTTGTTGGACACAAAGAAATGGAACGCTCTTCTACAAAAGCGTTCCATAGTTCTTCCAGGGTCGTAGGCATGTTCTTGAGTTAACGAAAGACAACCCTACGTGTATTTCTTTAACTTGTCAACCCGTTAGGGGCGTTGACTACGAGGTTTGGCAGCTATGTAGCGGAATATGGATGAGCTGGAAGAATCTCCCAACCCACCCGATCTGTTCACCGCAGCTCTGGCAGCAGTAAGAGGGACGAGGCATTGAAGTGAGTAGGACTACTTGCCTTCCAGAGCAGATAGCCGTGTCTCCAAGGCTTCGATCTTGGCGATGGCTTCCTTCAACGCAGCCGTCAGCAGGGGCACTAGCTTGGATTGGTCGATGCCTTGGTAGACGGGGTTGCCGTCTTCATCCACAGCATCTTTTTCTCCGGTGACGCACTCAGGAACTACGGCCTGTGCCTCGTGTGCGATGAAGCCGTCAACCGTGTGGTCGGGGTCAACGATGAAGTTGAAGCGGCTTGGCTTCAGTTGAAGGAGGCGGGTGATGCCGTCAGGAATTTGAACTACGTTTTCTTTGAGGCGATAGTCGGAAGAAGTTGCATAGGAAGTTGCGGAGGATGTCATATTGATTGATCCCACGTTTGTTCCATTATTGAAAAAATATGCAGCAGCAACAGTTCCCGCTCCGGTACTGGCAATGCCTATGCCTTGTGCAGTATTTGGAAAAGTAAAATAACCGGCATACGCTGTTCCGGTTGAAGTAGCCGCAAGTCTTGCCCCTGCTGTATCCGCTTGCCCAATTCCCACATTACCAGCATTTCCAATCCTCATCCGCTCAGTCGGGCTGCTCGCGCCATCTGCCGTAGTGGAGAACACTAGGCGGCCTGGGATGTCAGTATCAGAGCTGCTGGCGCCATCAGTCGCGCAAGAAATCGAAGCATAGTGATAATTCAAGTTAGTATTACTTGTCGATTCAAACCGAACAGTACCTATTCCAATGTCGGCCGCAGTTGGCCTTGTAGATCCATATCTCACTGCAAAAGCACCGGTACTTGCTTCTCCACCAACAAATCCTTGGCAAACTAATTTTGCATTGCTGTCGTTGCTAGACGTGCCAACTAAGAGCCTGCCGGAGCTGTCGATGCGGGCGCGTTCAGAACCAGCGGTATTAAACCGCATAACATTTAAGCCACCTGCGGTAGTTCCAGCTTGGAGCAAAAAATCATGATTTGTTGTAGTGCCAATAAAGCCAGGGTTGGCACTGCTATCAGGAGCTTTAACCTGTAAAGACCGGCCAGCATCATCTGCCACTGTAATTGTGGGCTGTCCACTTGAGACAAGATGAAGCAAACTGCTAGGCCCAGTAGTGCCAATCCCTAATCGGCCTGAGGAGTCGATAATAACTGCATCGCGCCCGACGGAAGCATTAGATGAATACTGAGAAAAGTAAATTGGTCCTGCTGTGCCTGTTGTGTTGCCGACCGAGCCAACACGGATGCCGTTAAAGCTAGTGTTGTAATCAATAAAAGCCGAAGCGGCAGTTAATGAAGATGCAATAGCTGTTGACGCAATAGCGCCCACAACCTGAAGTGGTTGACTTGGGCTGCTAGTTCCTATGCCTACACGGCCTGAGCTGTCGATGCGCATGTAGTCACTTGTGCCGCCATTATTTCTAAATGCATGTGTTGCTGCATCGTAAATATTAAAGTTGCTGCCAAATCCAATTCGTAAAGAATTTCCAGAAGCGTCTACAACATTTAACTTGCTATCAGGGCTGCTGGTCCCCAGACCTAAGCGGCCACTGGAGTCCAGGCGCATGGCCTCTGCTCCACCTTCAACAAAGGCAAGCGTGTCGGCTGCGGGGCTGTAAATGCCAGTGTTCAGGTCGCCAGTGAAGGTAATCGACGGGGTGCCGACTGCTCCAAGGGGATGAACTACAGGCAGGGTTGAAGTAGTTGCTGCGGTATCAACTGCTAGTCGCTGCGTGCCATTAGTTGAGATGGCTACTTGGTCTGCACCAGGACTATAGATGCCATTGTTAGTGTCTCCGCTAAATGCAATACTTGGTGCGGCAGCAGAACCTAAACCAAAAACACCCGAGGTAACGGTAGTAGTTACGCCAGTGAGTGAAGTAAAAGAGCCAGACGTAAATGTTGCAGTAGTGCCAGTGGTAGTTACACCTGTAAGTGAAGTAAAAGAGCCAGACGTAAAGGTAACAGTAGTACCGGCAGTTGTGATGCCCGTAAGAGTTGTGAAAGTAGCAGTAGGAGCGGTTACGTTACCACCAGAGATTGTCCCGGTAACGGTAAGAGCACCTGACGTTGAAAAAAATAAACCAGAAACAGTAATTAATTTGTCTGTACCACCATTATCAAAGGTAATGTTATCAACCTTGATCGTTCCATAAGGCATGATACTACCGCCAGTAAACTACTTTTTCTTTATTCTACCTTAAAACTTATTTCAATTACGGAAGAATGATCAAGGGTCCTTTAATCACAAACCCACTGGTGCTACCAGACACTACGCCAGAACAGACAATGGCCGGAGTTGCGCCAGAAGGCGTGGTAATTGTAATTGTGGAACCAGTAATGTTTGTAAACAAACCCGTGTTTCCGGTAACAATTGCACCAGATACTTGAGTTGTAAAAACACCGGACGCTCCATTGTGTGTTACAAAATTGGCGGTAGTACCAGTAGCAGTGGTCCCCGTTAGTGTCCCAAAGTTACCAGTAGTTGCATTAACGGTTGTCCCAGTAATTGTGGCGCCAGAAAGCTGAGTAGTGAATACACCTGATACAAAATTAGCCGTAGTGCCGGTAACCGTAGCGCCCGTGACCGTACCAAAACCAGCCCTAACGCCAGTAATGTCTGAAAATTGACCAGCTTGGCCAGTAATAGTAGCGCCTGAAACCAGTGTAGTAAATACACCAGAAGCGCCATTAAATGTGACAAAGTTTGCAGTGGTGCCAGTGGTCGTAACGCCTGTTAAAGAAGTGTAATTGCCAGTGGTTGCGGTAACTGTTGTGCCTGTAATTGTTACACCAGAAATCCGCGTAGTGAATACGCCAGACGTAAAATTAGCAGTTGTACCGGTAACCGTAACACCAGTAACGCTAGTAAAACCTGCTGCATCACCGGTGATTGCGGTACCAGAAATTTGCGTAGTAAATACGCCTGATGCAAAGTTGGCTGTTGTGCCTGTAACAATTACGCCAGTAACACTAGTAAAACCAGCGGACCCACCAGTGATTGAGGTAAATTGACCCGAGGTCCCAGTAATTGTTACGCCGCTGATTGTTCCCGTAACACTTACGCCAGAACCAAAGAAGCCAGAGCCATTAACAGTAAGGTTTCCAGAAACAGTTGTACTGGTAAATGTAATACTTGAAAAAATACCAGTGGCTGCTGAAACGGTTGTACCACTGATTGTGACGCCCGTAAGTGAAGTAAAGTTACCAGTGGTAGCAGTGAGGGTACCAAATCCCCCAGAGGTGCCAGTAACAGTAGCACCTGATACTAAAGATGTGAATACGCCAGAAGTACCGGTAAGACTGACAAGAGTGACCGTGGTGCCGCTAAGACTGGTAAAGGTTACGGTAGTAGAAATAAGGGTGGCAAATCCACCAGATGCACCAGTGACTGTCGCACCTGATAACAAAGTGGTATATACGCCAGATGCAAAGTTGGCCGTAGTACCTGTTACGGTAACGCCGGTAATCGAAGTGAATCCAGCAGTACCACCAGTAATTGCCGCTCCGGAAATTTGTGTGGTGAATACGCCAGATGCAAAATTGGCTGTAGTACCCGTTACGGTAACACCAGTAACCGTAGTGAATCCTGCAGTATCACCAGTAACTGCTGTAAATTTAGCTGCATCACCAGTGATTGATGCAACGTTTACCGTAGTACCGGTAATAGTTTGACCAGTTAACGAAGTAAATGCGCCTGATGCACCAGTAATGGTTACGCCGCTGACCTTAGTAAGAAAATTGCCTGAGTTAACAGTAATTACACCGCCGGTAATTGTTGTAAAATTGCCCAAGACACCGTTAACATTAGTGCCTTGAATGTTGTCCCCGGTAATTGTTGCACCACTAATTGTGCCACTAGCGACTATTCCACTTTGAACAACAAGAGAACCGACGGTAACGGCACCCGTAAAAGTAGCTGTTGCAAAATTTGTACTGCCGGAAACCGTTAGGTTACCTTGAACAACCAGTGCTCCGCTAACGGTGCCACCAGTGCGCGGCAAATAGTAAACATTAAGATATTCTTTTGTTCCTGATACGGTTAGCTTTCTATTTTTTAGTGTTGGGTCAACCTCAAAAACATGCACAACTGTGAGCAGGTCCTGATCCGCTAGGTCAAGACCTGCAAGTTCCTGAAGCTCAGATATGCGTCTGTTGGCCACTTATGAATAACTTAAGCCTATTCAGTTAATTATAATTGGTTGTGCCCCAGGGTCACTTAACCCTTACTTCAATTTGCGGAAGATGTTTGGAGGCAAATCCCCAAATACCTTGGATACCGCCAACAACAAGGCAAGAAACTACAGCAATAACCAAAATTTCAGCAACGGTTAGGTTGCGGCGTACATAGACAATCTGAGGTTCCGGGGCTTCGGGCATGTAAACGTAACCACCAGGGAGCGCGACGGGGGCTTGAGGAGATTGTGGTGGAGGCGTTTGTTGTTGCATAGTCATGCGAATTGCCTGTTCTCTGGCACGGGCTTTCATCTCCGCTAGCTGCTCAGGGGAAATCCCTTGCAATTGTTGGGGAACTTGACTGGCGGGAATTTGTTCTTCCATGGGCCTAGCAAAATCTTTGCTTACACACTAGCATTAATTCAAAGCAAATGGTCGGAATGTCTTACGGAATTCGCAAAGGACTGGAAGATGTAGCCCATGAACTCAAGGGTATCCGCAATATTCTTGGCTCCATGTGGCAAAGCAAGTACCAAACGGAGGAAACCAGTCGTTTAAATCCAGAAGCCTTTGCAGATGAGTACATTTCAAACGAAGAGTGTGCCCGGCGCCTGGGCGTATCAGATCAAACAATCAGAAATTGGATTGCCATGGGGCGGACAAATGCTGATAAAGGCTGGACAGAGGGAATTCATTATGTAAACATTTGCCCGGTACCAGGGAAAAAAGCAGTTATTCGTGTGCCTTGGAACAATTTAATTCGTTCTTTTTCCAAGGATCGTGCCATTGTTCCAGCAGATTTACACAAATCTTCTATGCTGTATAAAACGTCAACCGAAGGGAAATTAGAATAATGTCGTATCGGTTTCAGGGTCTTGACCTTAGTTTACTTACATTAGAGAACTATAAAGAATTTTTGCCTGCTACCCTGACCGTCCAGGTGGAGATGTTTTTGCCCCCCGAGGGCTCCTTTGACGACAAATGCCTGCAAAGATACCTAGAAAATATTAAGAATTATGAAGAAGAGGACGTCAATTCTGGAATGACACTAGCAAATCGTTTGCGAGTAGCGTTTAAAAACATGGAGCCCGATACAATATGCGGTAAATTTCCACTCGCTGAACTGCCCTTGAAGCGTCGGTTAAGATGTGTTGCGGAATACTTGATTCGTTCGGGTGAATTTGATAAGGTGCGAGATGAAACCGGCAAGCTTGTCAAGAAACGTGGTAACTTGGGTAAGCTTGTTGTGTTGTACAAGCCGCTACCAAAACTTTTAGAGTCTCTTGCTTTCCATAAACTGCTAGACAAATGAATCGACGCGAACGCCTTCTTTCTTCAGTGATCGGTCCTGAGCTGGACGACACAAAAACAAAGATGCTCGATGCCACCCTAAAACTCATCCTTGGTGACATGGGGCAACAATACTTAAAACACTGGGAAGCTGAAGGGCCTGGCGTCATGGTTTTTCAACCAGACAACGAAGATCGCTCAATGCTTTTCTTAACCCTCGAAGAACTTCACTCTGCCCAGGAAAAAGAAGAGCGCAATAACAACGGGGATCTAGCCGAGACTTTTCGCAGGATTCTACAAGCTGCACAAAAAATTAATCCAGTAGAAAAGGCTGGTTACTTAGTTAACGATGCCCAGGGCATTCGCTATTTGGAAATAGACTATAACAAGGTGGACGAAGCGTAATGGCTATTCATGATTACAGAACCCGCCGGGAAGATTTAGAGTTAATCACAAATTATGATTTGATATCATCTGCGCATGCGTTAATGAATGGCATTGACCTGGATGTTGCCAGTTCAAAAGTTGCTAACGGATACGTCCAGGCGGAAAAGTTTTACTCCCCAATGGATGATGGCTTAAACGTCCAAGAGTGGTCAGGGAAGGTTTATCTATTTCCTCCAGGGGGTGCTTACTTCTGGCAAAAGAAAATGGATCGCTGGAAGATGACGCGATCAAGTTCCCCCTCAATGGTATCTTCGCATGCCGTTTGGTTTCGCAAGTTGTATCGCACATGGTTTAAAAAAGACGTTAAGCAAGCGTTGTATTTTACCAACTGTCCGGACATGATTCGGTACGAACAAAAAATATTTGATTTCCCTATTTGTATCCTTAAAACTCCTCCTTTGCTTGTTAAGAACACAAGCCAGGGCATTGGTAGCCATAAGACGTGCACTTCATTAATTGCCTACCTGCCACCTCTTACAGACACAGGACACGCTGTGCAAAGATTTATAGATCTTTACCAGGACAAGGGACGAATCCTTACCTGATCACGGTAGACTGAATAGCGATTGGACCGCTTCATGGGCATTCTTTGCGACCGGGAAATTAAAGAGCTTGCTTTGCAAGAAGAAATGATTAGTCCTTTCCAGGATAAACTAGTCAGCGAAGTGGATGGTCGCCGTATCCTAAGCTATGGGCTTAGTTCGTATGGGTACGATATTCGTTTGTCACCAAAACAATGTTTAATTTTTGGGCGCATTCAAAAAGGTGATTGTGACCCCAAGGATTTTGATACTGATATCCTAACAAATGCGGAATTGCTAGAAGACGAGAAGGGCCAATACTTTATCTTGCCTCCCTATGGCTATTGCCTTGGTGTTGCACAAGAACGCATCAAGCTTCCAAGGGATGTGACCGTGGTTGCAGTAGGTAAATCCACTTACGCACGTTCGGGGATCTTGGTAAACATCACGCCAGCAGAAGCAGCTTGGGAGGGCTATCTTACGCTAGAAATTAGCAATTGCACTGGCTTGTTTAATCGCATTTACGCTGACGAAGGCATTACTCAACTTTTGTTTTATCGAGGTAATCCCTGCGATGTGTCTTATCAAGATAGAAAAGGCAAGTATCAAGATCAAAAGAAAGAAGTAGTCTTCTCTCAGGTGTAATGGCTGCCATACAAAGGCTTGAAGTTGTAGAGATCTTAATACGGTCTGTAATTCACCAAGAAAACGAAGAACTTTGCAAAAAGTTTTCTCGTTTTCGTGGTGATGATGTGCAATGGGTATTAAACACGCTTCACCCAATGCTTGAAATGCTGCAAGATTCCCTGGAACTTGAAGCCTACGGGAATACTACTTATTAACCGTAGCTGCGACCAAAGCTAGCGCCCGGTTTGTTGGCGTAGTTGGTGCTTCCTGCCCTGCCAATAGTGTCACCCATGCTTGGCAATGAGGTACCAGCAATACTTGCTTCTGTCCTAGGTGTTTTGCCTCGGATAGATGGCTCATCAATCCCAGCTTTTTGACGAAACTTACCAGCACTACGTGCGGCTGCCATGTACTTGGCAACTTTATCTTGCTTTGCATTTAATTCCGATACAGAGGTTCGCTCCCTTGGTTCTACTCGCCGTAAGTCTGTGTCATACGCCTGTTCTGGCCGTAGATCCGAACTCTCCGCTCCAGATGTACCTAAACCCATTTTAACTGCCTACTCAAGCAACAAATCTTGTCGTGATAATATTGTAAGAGACATAATTTAGGCCTTATATTACCATGCACGGAGCCGCTGGTTTCCTGGATAGCTTCATCCAAGACGAGATTGATTGTCGTTGCCTAACCGAAGAAGATTTTGGTGCGCCTTTAAACAATGAAAAGGCTGATGTTCCTCTCCAAGATATGTATAATAGGGGTCTGGTCCTTCCCCAACAGGGTCGGGAACGCTTAAACCTTGGTGAGGACAACCACGAATGGAAGGAAATGTCGCAAGCGCGTCCGGGAATGACCGGTTACATTCCTTCAATGGAGGAAGCGTTAGAGCAGTATCCGGCTTCGTCTCCTCGCCCGCAGAAGCTAGTCTTGGCTCTGGGGGTACCACCGACAAAACGTGGTTTAAATCGGTAGAAGATTCTGGTTGTGCTGATGGCGTTTGCCCTGTCCCCTGGGCAGTTACTAAAAGCCCTATTGCTCCCAAGGGGGACCCGGTAAATCACCCAGAGCATTACACGGCGGGTAAGGTAGAAGTCATTGAGATTTTGGAGCAAGCTGTACAGGACGCTCCTGATCCAGTCTCTGGCGGTTTATTGTGGCAGACACTTAAATATTTGTTACGTCTTTGGTATAAGAACAATATGCTCCAAGATGCCAAGAAAGCTCGTTGGTATCTCAACCGCTTGATTGAGCGTTTAGAACGGGATTACGTTTAGAACGGGACACAGTCTTCGTCTTCTTCATCATCTTCGTCGTCGCTTGCAAACATGCAGGCGGCGGCAAGTTCTGCCAATTCTAGGTTTGTTGGAACCTCAAAGGTCAAGTCAATATTTTCACCCGCCAAGATCTCACGCACTGCTTGCCATTCCATCAAGCGTTGGTGGTACAGGTTGAGTAGAGCAGCATGAAGTTGCTCCCAGCACATCTCATCAGCCTGAAGTTCTGCCTTCCGCATGGCAAATTGGAACTCCAACGGAAGCTCAAATTCCCTAGGTTCAGAAGAATTCTCCATTTGAAAGGGACTGCTGGGTTAATTCATTCTAATCCTAGCTGTTGAAGATGTCGTCAAAGTCCTTCAGAGGATAACGCAACCATCCCGTGGACCCCACTTTAAAGTCATTTGCAAAAACCGAAAGAATATAGGGGCTGATCTTGCGTTCTAGCTTTCGGATTGCTATTACTTCGTGTTCTGCAGCACTGTATTCCCGAAAGGCAGCCAAAAGAATTTCGGTTGACGGGGGAAGAATTGCGTCAACATCCTCCAGGAAAAGCTGAATTTCGTCGTTGCGACGCTCAATAAGGCCACCAATAACATGGTGCTCTTCATCAAAAACCCATCGGCTAATTTCTTCGGCAGCAGCGTAAAAATTATCTTCCTCCAGGGAATCAATAATTGTGCTGTAAAGAAAAGATTCCCATCCAATGGAATAAATAAAGGAAAGCAAAGCTTCTTGCGTTGATTGTGGAAGGCCTAGGTTTAATTTGCTAAGTAAATCATCAATGATATTCAACTCATAAAACAAATACTCAAGTGCTTTTTCCTTGGAGCAACACTGCTCTCGCTTGACGGGGGAACCGTCAGGATAAAATTGCGTACCGTAACCAAAGCTATAGGGTTCCGCTCCAGTAGACGGATCGGCATATGCTTTTTCATTGTATCCAGCATGCTTGCAAATCAGATTTACAGCATTTGAAAAGTTAGACATTGGAGACAACTACTGTTATCTCCAATCATACACAATTTTTGAGCACTCTATCAATACTTGCCCTGCAGATCATTGCCCCCAGAGGTCCTGGCATGCCCAGTACCGTGGAGTGTTCTTGTCCATGGGTTTGTCGCAACC